AGCCCTGGCGTCGATGATTCCTTCGATTGCTGTGATCACAGAAGTTCCGTGCATCTCATCAGCGAATCTGTCTTTAGGTAAATGAAACATATTCTCAACTTTGATCACTTTGTTTTTCTGACCTTCAGTTTTTGAGATCTGCTCGTAGTGCTCCAGCATCCCCTGGCTATTAACTCCGATCTCGATGCTCGCAGGATCCAGAGGTTTGATGTTGATCGGCTTCCCTGGACTCACGAATCCAAACCATTGCAGGAGCTTTCGGAATTTGCCGCCCTTCCTGATGATCTCTGCGAAGAAGTCTCCTCCGGCATAAGATACCATGATCATGTTTTGGACTAGAGTGTTTGCTGTGTCTTTTCCGTAGCCTCTCCATCCATCGATGATTTCTTTGTCTTCACCTTCGGCGATCAATCCCTTCCCGACAACCCAGATCGCTCTCGTTCTGATTGTGGATTTTAGCTCTGAGATTGTCTGATAATATTTGAGATACTTTGGATAGTTTGTGTTTTGGTATGTTGTTCTTTTCTGATCTGAAGGCCCATCTGTCGACGCTGTTCCTACGTCGAAGTCCTCGACTGTGCCTGATAAATTGCTGACTTCTGCTGATCCGATATCTGGGGCCATTATGCTCCTGTCGTTCCTTTTATTTCATCCATTATAATTCCTGGGCTCCTAACCATTCAGCGAGAGGTAGGCTCTCGACGATGTAGCTGAGTTTCATTTTGATCTGTCCGTTGCTTGCCTGGCCTGCTGCGGTTCCCACGACTCCCTCTGAGACATTGAATTTTATCGAATCTCCGACGGTGAATTTGTCTAGTCCGAAAATATAAACCCATGTGTCGTAAACTTTTTGGTTGATTGTGTGGCCTGATTTTGATGCTAGTGTTGTTGCTTTTGTTACGTTTGTTAGCTCCCAGCTGTAATCATCATTTGCTCCGCTCCGGTTGTAGATTCCCACTTCTGCTTTTAGTCCGATTACCGAAAATTTTGGATCCAAAATCGAGGCGATTAATGTGATGAAGTCCGGAGCGATTGCTGTGTCGAGTGTGAATCCTTCAGTATAATTTTTAGGAAAGATCACCTCCCAAAGTGGGAAAACACCGACGACGTTTTCTGTTCCTCCTAGCACCCCTCTCTCCACTTTCGACTCTCCATCCGCTTCCCTTATTGGGCTCTTATGCCCTGGCAAATCTAGACTCATGATGATACCCCCATGAAATCCTGGACAGAAGGATCCTCCAGCAATTTTCTAATTTCGTTCATTCTGAAAATGTGGATATTTATCATATCTTCAGCCTCTACCCTCGACGTGTAGCCCGCCATATTGTAAAGGATCAAAGTCATGCCGGCATATCTTGCCGCCCACTCTGAAAACATTTGCTGATAGATTGTGTTTAGAAATCCCCAGTTTGTCACGATGTCATACTTCACAAGATTGCATAAATAGGCCTCGGCCTGTGCAGCAAGATCATTATGGTTGGCTTCTGTGTCTCCGGTTGCATCCACGTTTTCTCCAGCCATCAGTGCTATTTGGGCCTCTGTGACGATTATTCCTGTATATGCCATTGTTTTGTTAGTGTTTTGTTTTATTTAAATTTATCTAGTATATGTAGATCTCCAGGCCGTCATCATCCTTCGCCAGTTGTGCGGCCCTTTTTATCCCTTCTACAATATGAGTATCTCTCCCTGAAATTTTGATCTTCCATAGTCCGTGAGCGTCCTGCACTCGATCCCACCTCACTGATCTGAATGATGCCTTGATGTCATCCCTATTGAATAAGTGAAGCTCCCCTCTCGCCCCCATCGCTCTCAAGTTATCGTGCATATCTTCGTTATATAATCTTTGCTTTCCCTCGTCGCTGTCTGTCGAGATTGTTCTGTTGTTCATGGCAATAATTCTTCTTTTCATATCATCAATTTTAAGCAGATGATCAAGAATTGAGACTCCTAGGGTCCCTGCTCCCGCGTCAATCCCTGAGAGTTTGCATTCCCATTTTCGAGTGTATTCCATAACTAGGTCTTCGTTGTCGGTTGTTAAAAGCATCTTTCTTGTGTAGTGATCTATTTGGAAAAATTCTGTGTCCGAGGTTTTTTTCAGGATCTCTGATGTGAATGAGTCTCCCCCCATTCTAGCTAGATCAAATCCTCCGTAGTTTTTCCCCTCTTTTGGGATGTTTTGTTTTTCTTCGATGATGTCGCAAACTTTGTCGATCCACTCGTCGCTGTAAAACTGCCTTTTGTCGAGTGCTGCGATCCCTAGATACTCCTGAGCATATCGCATCTCAGACATATCCTCTTTTTCTTCTTTGAGAAATGCAATAAATCCGTCGTGTTGTTCTTGCGTCCAACTCTCGCTTATCGGCCTTTCTCTCGAGACTGTTTCGGTATCCATCCCATAAACTTTAAATCGAGATTTAGGATCCTTCTTGATCACTGCCTTTTCATAACTTCTCCAGAAATAACCTTCCTGGCCGTCAAAGGTTCCAAACATCCAGATCCTTCCGTTCGTCGTCGCTAGAATAGGTTTCGCCGCATTGAAAAATAGATCCGGCTGAAATGGGGCTTCATCGACCATCAAAACCTGGCCCTCGAATCCTCTCGATGATCTTCCTGTGTCTCCGACTGGTTTTGCTAAAAGGATTCTTCTGTTTCCGGCAACTCTTAAGATTAATCGATTCAATGTTGGCTTGTCTTTTCCTTTGGCGATCAATTCCGGATATTTTTGTTGAGCGTATGCTGTGGCGAATGCGATTAAAAGTTGTGCCTGATCGATCGTAAGGCTCGCACATACGATCTGAGAGGTAGGGTGAGGGTTGTGGTGTGTCTTGAGCCACTCGACTGCTTTTTGTGCGAATAAGTGAGTCGCTCCGATCCTCCGGCCTTTGAATAATAGAATGTGATTCTCCTCGTCCGCCATGATCTCCTCTTGCCACTTATCAAGCTTAATCTCCATAACCTTCGAACTCCCTCAGCATTACATCATTATTTTCCTGATACGCGATAAAGCACTTGTGGCCTAGTTTTCTCAACACTTCGAGTTTTTGCTTTTCGACTTTCGTGACGATCCCGTTGAGTTTGCATTCGACGAATTGGAGACTATAGACTGGTCCGCAATCCCACATCCTAAACATAACAAAATCAGGGAAGCCAGCTCCAGGCATCACTCCTCTCCCTGGAATGTAGTGGTTGCCAGTCTTCACAATCTCCTCAGAATCGAGATCGACCGTGTTTCCCCATTTGGTGACGATCCAACCCTGATCCTCGAAATACTGACGCGTTTGACGCTCAAACTTCGCACCATTCGCCCTATTCTTCTTGCCCTGGGCTTTTTTATTTACGATTTTAAATTTTTCCTCTTTAGATATTGATTAATTGATTTAAATTCGCCCTTAAGAAATCCTGTCCAAAATAATATAAATTCATCGTACCAATCTTTTTTATGGATCTCTTCACGTTTGCAGATTTTCTCGAAAGAGTGTTTTTGTGTTTCTTCTGTCTGCTTCAACATATCCTCAAAACCCTCGGCCTGAATTCGCTTGTAGAATGGGAGCTTTGCAATCCTGTTGAGCTCCTGCTCTTTTTCGATCGCTAGTGCGTTTCTTTTTTCCAGGATCGAGAGCCTTTGCTCCATCTCTGAAATATCAGCCATTTTGGATCTCCTGTATTTTTATTTCCATTTCTTTTTTCATTTTTTCAATTTTTATCAATTTTTTCAATTCTGCTGGCGACATCTGCTCGAAGTCTTCTTTTCTGAAATGATCCTCTAGTAAATCATTAATTAATTTTGATCTATTTGATATTTTTTTTAGTTTCTCGTCGATAAAGTCTGAAACGTATATGTATCTTCCTCTTCCCATGTTATATCTTTAATATATCGTTCTATTTAAGTCTTCCTGTTTGTCTAGCAAATTTCAAGCTAGGTCTAGGGCTGGATTTATAGATATATATATATCGTTATATCTATAATTATTATTAATCATAATTCTTGGGATTTGTTCTAATAAAATATTTTTTTTTGGATTTCCAGGGTCATCAGGTTGGGGGGGGTGTTTGGTTGGTTTGGGACTCGCTGGGGGTGTATTTTGGGTGTTTTTTAGGTGTTATTTGATGTGTTTTAGGGGGGCTGGGCGACCGGGAGGGAGCCCAGGGGTCCCCCCTTGAGGGGGGAGGGTGGGGGGTGGCAGGGGACAGGGCTGGCTGGCTTGGCGGCTGGTGCGGCAGCCGGTTAGCGTGCCAGCTGGGGGTGGGCCAGCTTGGGGCTGGGATGCAAGGGACCCAGCGCCTAGGTGGGCCGGGGGGTTGCAGGGGGGGAGACCCCTGAGGGCTTGAGGGCCCTGCTGTCTTGGGCTGGGTGGCGGAGGGCTGGTTCCCTGGGCTTGTGGGTGGGAGTCTGGGGGTGTCCAGCCCGGAGCGTGGGGCAGGCAGCCAGTGGCTTGCTGGGTGTGCGGGGGCTGGCTGGCTGGGCTACGAGTGCTGCGAGAAGGGGGCGAGTCTAGCGAAGCGCAGAGGAGCATGGTGCTAGGGTAAAGCTGGGATATTGCACCAGGCCCTAGAGAAGGCTTGTGCGTGCAGAAAGCATAGCTTTCTGAAGTGAGCTGGCTATTTAAGCTTTGCGTGCAATAGAGGACTTCTCTGCCTCTAATGCCAAAAAAAGGGGATCTCAAGCCCAGGGCGTTTTAATCCCTGGACTCAAGACATATCCGATCAGACCAATGATCAGGATCCCGCAGATTGTTAATCCGACACGATCCCAGTCGATCTTATCCTTCTGCATCCACTTGCAATAGTTGCATCTGTTGAAACTATTCATTGTTGAATATCTCAGTACATCCTTCACAAGCTTCTTTATCCTGTGTGAATCCAAAGTCTTCTTTGAATCCTTCATGTCCGCATTCTGGACAACTGTAGAACATCTCTAGATCCCCATCATTGAGCATTGCCACATTATAGTCTTCATCGACTAAGAATACGTTGCCACTACGAGTGTTGAATTCTACACTGATCCCTTCAGTTAGATCCAACTTATTATGCGTGTTGACATATTCAGTCAGTAGTTGTGCTGCTTCTTTGATCTCTACGAAACCAAATTTGCTGAAATCTTTTGTATTTTCCATTTTTTCCTCCTTGTTTTATTTAATTACATGTGAACCGGAGCGCCCACACTGTTTTGGGCGCTCATCCCAACGATTGCTCCTTATGTGCGGTTAGGCTGTTCTGCGAGGAATGTTGATTTCAAATGAAGTCTTTATATGCTTTATGTTATTGATATGGCTCGCTAAGCGAGCCCTGCTTTAAGCGCCGCAAGCCAGAAAGCTTATTAGACTTCATTTTCAATCTTCCCACATTCCATCGAGGTCATGCCCCGTCTAACTGCGCTGTGCGGCAGCACCACTACGTCGCTTAGCCCGATCTAGCTTCCTCTTCTCTTGGCACTCTTCACACACTCTGCGCCCTCTGCTTTTCCCCATTGTTCTAAACAACTTTTCGCAGCGAATGCAGAATCTATTATATATTTCTAATTTTACTCCCATGATGATTATAAAGAATGTGGGTGTGCCTAGATACTAGTAGCGCCTAACCCACAATCTCTCGTCTTTCCGAAGAAAGTTGAGTATGATACTGCCTAAGTGGCAGCTTAATAAAAAAAATATTTAGAGTTTTAATTCTTTCTTGAAGGTTTGTTCCTCGTCGCTGATTTCGAATTTGCATTCTGGATAATTCTTCAGAGCAATTTGTAGATCGTTGAATATCTTGATCAGATTTCCCGATTTCATCTCAAAGCTCCCTGTTATCTTTCCTGCCATCAGTCAGTATTCTTCAATTCAGCATAAAGATTCCTGTAAGTCTTCAGAACGAGCTTCGAACAATCCTTCATCATTTCCTCAGCTCTCTCTGTTGTGATCTCCTTTGAATCTTCCAGGATAGTTTTAGCCAAAGCAGTAGTCGAAGTGCAGAGATTCTGCGCAACAATTGAATCCTGATCCTTTCCGCCGAATGATCCCCCACTCGATTTCTTCTTAGGCTTCTCATCAAACATCTCGTCGTCGCTGTCAGCCGTAGTCTCAGCCGCTCCGTGGAACTCACGTATGATCGACTCCTCTACATCTCCAGAAACGCTGATTCTTTTCCCTTCAGAATCCTTTAGTTTTTGTGCGAGATCCTTATCGAACGCAGAAAACCAACCCTTATTGGTTTCGAAGCGATAGTACCGCTTCCCTGCTTTGGACTTCTTGTCCTCGTAGTCGTTGATCGTCAAATCAAATTTTTCACTTGCCATTTTATATATTAAAATAATACCCCCTTTCAACATCTTCTTTTTTAAGCTCGATTATAACCCTTCTCATGTAGTCGTCCATCGTCTCGCCGGGTAGGCCAGGGATGAGCATTCTTAGATTTCTCCATGTCGCCCAGTGCATCTTTAGGATCTTGTGTTTCATGCTTCTAGCTCCTTTTTCATCCAATCAGTGTATCCTTTTGGCAGGAATCCTCGGTCTTCATCGCTTTGTATTAGAGCAATTAATTCTTGTGTGTTTATCATGGTAACTAACCGTTACCCTTCTTTATAAACCTATCTTACCCCTCTAGAATTACACTTTTTTCTCCAATCGAGAGATCTTTTTTGGATTCCGCTCCTTCTTGTAGATCGGGCATTTTTGATAACGATGCAGGCCCTCGTCAGAATAACATTTGTAGTCACAGCCTCGCTGTGCACATGAATATCGCGGACAAATTAGAGGATCGGCTTGGTATCCGTCTACCATTAATCAAAGAACTCTGTTATAGTTGTTGTGAATTTATCGAATGTCAATACATCCCCGTTGCCGTCGCTGGTTGTGACTAATTGAATTTCATCGTCTTCTGCGAGCTCAACAACAAACGTCCCACTCAGATTATAAAGTTGGGCTGCATTTTTACAAAATTGATGCATGACTGAACGAACATCTAAAACTCCATTCTTTTTCACTCCACCGCAGATAGTAGTATTCGCTCCATCCGCTGAAATTGTTGCGTGCCAGTCGATCTCGAAGTATTGTGTCATTGCCCCATCGTATTTTATTCCCGGCGTGTAGGTTACTGCTCCGCTGAAATTCTCTATTGGTGAGTTTGTGAAATCTCCGAGAATTGGATAATAAGTCGCTGCGGTTGTGATCGTCGTCGTGGTTGCACTGTCCAAAGAAGCATATATCCCTACTTTCTTTCCTGTCACGAATCCTGTTGCTATTATGTTGCCGCTGAATGTTGCTGGGCTTCCATCAAGATTTATATTTTCAGCGATCAATTCTTTGACCGCGATTGCCTGAAAAATAGTAGCTCCCATTACATATTTTCCATCAGTCCGACATTTTCTAAGAGTAGTAAGATCTCGTTGATCACTCCTGCGTTTTCTGCTGCGTCCATCCCCATCGAGTCATTAATATGAGAAGGCCTTTGGATCGGAGTTGATCCCCAGAATGCGAGCTTTTGAGCTCCTACCGTTCCGATCTGCGATCCTGTGTTGTCGCCTATTTCCATGTTCACTCCGTCGGCCATATTCATCGTGCTGCCTGATGTCATGTTGAAGGTAGTTACTG